CCAACCAGCAGATCAACGGTGCGATTTCCAGCCATTAAATAAAAGCTTGCGCTTAAATCATAGCCCTAGATCACTGCAGGTTCAAAGTGATTGTGCCGCTAGTAATGTAGCTGCAGGAAACAACGACTAATTCACCGACAGTTGAAGTGATCTCCATGTCAGTAATGATGCCATTGAATTTAGCTGAATCGGTGTCAGCACTTGTGCCAGTCGTAAACAGCTCAAAGGTCGCGTCGGCTGTGTCAGCAGCCGTGATCACATCCTCAAGGAAAGCTGCTTGGCCTGTTGCGTCTGGGTCATAAACCAACTCAACAGTGCCAGACCCTGAAACCATGCTGCCAACAAAACTGCGGAAAGTGTCACCTTGCTTTGTGGTGTCAAGCGTTTCCTTCGTAGTTGACAGGCTCCAGCTACGGGTGCCCACGATGGTGGCATTGCTTGAGCCTGCTGCGTCGAACTGGACTGCTCCTTGTTCGCCTCGGATTGTGGCCATGGTCAGAGTTCCTCGATGAATTCAAAGGTCACAGAGACCCGTGTTTGGAAGTAACCCTCTGGAGCTGGTGAGGCCAGTACCTCGGGGCCGTTAGGAGCGTCGAAGAAAACCCCCGACACGATGACCCTATTGTAAAGGTCTCGGATGCGCTTTCCAACCACGTAGTTTCCCCCTGGGCCTTGTCCTAATGGCGTAAAAATATTAAACACCGTTAATCCAAGGATCCGATTCTGAGAGTTAGTTGTCAGTCCTTGACTGAGGTACTCGTTTGCGCCGAACGCTGTTTCGCACTGAACCCATGACGAGTTAGGCGTAGGCTCAAACGCCATGTTGTGAAAAACAACCGGGATCGCTGGGTTGCTTGCCAGCTCCGTCGCGAGACGTGCCTCAATTGTTGCCCTCACAGAATTCAGATCTGCCGCAGCCATCAGCGCCCTCGGTTCTCAATCCTGATCAGTTTAGGAATGTCTTTCCGAGCCACTTCCTTGAGGATCAGATCGGGGTATCGCTTAACAACAGGTTTAGTCCCCGTCGATTTGTTTTTGCCTCCTGGTTTGTATTCATCGTTCCAGTTGCGCGGCATGTTCTCGCCATACATCACGGCGGGTGCGTATTTAACAATGGTGAACACCCTCGCTTCTCCTGGAGTGTCGATGTTTAGTTGCCAGCTATTGATCAGGTTGTGTGAAACAACCGGGGTGCCGATGGGCGGCTCAGCTGTTTTCAGCCTGCCGTGCAGTCCGATCCCTGCCTTCTTAATGACCCGCTCGGCAACCTCCAAAATCATGGAGTCAATCTTGATCAGCCGAGTAGATCCCCTAGCCATCACGCCCTCAGAATTAGTTCATAGTGAGTCGCATCACCGGCCGTTTCCTGAAACGTCGTTTCGACCCGGATGATCTGGTAAACGATGCTGCTAATAACAACGCGATCCTTTGTCTCTGGAGCCGTCGGCAGTTCTTTAGCTGCAACGAGCAAACGTTTGTCGCCGGCTTGGATTAGCTCGTTGGCCTCGCTGACGTTGACGTCATAGACGTGCCCTTTGATCGACGTATCCGAGGTGGTCTCCGTAATCACACCCGTCGTCGTGTTGTAGCTGCCGCCAGAAACGTAACGAATCGTCACATCTCCGCCGAGTTTATCCACGATGGTCTGCGCGACTTTATCGAGCCCTCGGAGTGCCATCAGGCTGCGTAGGCGATGACGGTGCCGCTGCCGAGCGTAATGCTTGTAATCACCAGCCCCTCGATCGCGCAGTTGGCGTTGAGGTTGATGCTGCTTACGGTTGACGATCCGTTCTCAGTAATGAAGTCAGATACCAACGTGATCACGCTGTCCTCTAGAGCAACAACTTTCACGAACTTGCCCGTCTGGGCTGCCGTGTTGTTGATGATGTTCGCCTTGGAAGGCTCGTAACCCATCATGATTAACTCCGTTTGATACCAATGTTGCCCGGTCCTGAGATTCTAAGGCCGGTCAAATACCTTTCAAACATAGGTGGCACCCGATCAGCACCCACAGCGCCTGTTTTGTCAGGCTCAACTTCAATGTTGCCCAGCTTGACTCGTTTGTAATCCTCAAGCCCACTCAGGCTGATTCCGTCTGCGTTGTTTTTTAGGTAAACCGCTAACTCAACCTGAGCCCGCTGCACCTGATCTGGAACCTCCGTATCGGTGAAATAGTCCTCAGAGATGCGAAACGGAAATCCCGTGGAATACGTGTTTACGTAAGTGTCTGGTTTTCGGACGCCGGTTCTAGGCCACTGCAGAGCCTGCGTATCTGTTGCTCTGGCCCCTAGGAAGCGTTCTCGATCAAGGCGCTGTGCAGCAGCTGCTAAGGCTCGATTACGGGTGTCATCCGTCCCCGTCGACCATTTGCTCACGTCCGTGCTGCTGATCATCGCCTCCACGAACGCGTCCGCCTCCGTCAGAGTTATGTAGCTGTTGGCGTTTGCGCCGCCCGCTGTTGCGTCGATTGTTACTGCCATCGGGCGTCACAGTAGAAGTCTTGCGTTTTGGGGCGGAGGCCGCTGCTTGCGCAACAGCCTCACGATCCCGCATTCGCTTAAAAGCGAACATCCCCATCAGGAGCTTGCGCCCTTGAGAGCAACGAAGTTCAGGACGATTGCCTCGCCCAAAGAACCAGCGGACACATTGGCAACAGTGATCTTGAAAGATCCAGCGGCCAAAGTGTTCGCCTGCGCCAGGTAGGAACCAGCGGTTCCGGCTGAGGCATGGTTTACCACCACTACATCAGTAGCGCTGATTTCGCTGTTAGTAACCACGAAGGAAACTTCAGCAGCAGCCGCTAGGGCTGCATCGTCCAGGGTGATTTGACCTGAAGCTGCGTTCAGAGTCACACCTGTTGCTTTGCTGGTGGCCTGGGTGACAGTACCGCCAGTTGTCGGGCCTATAAGTTTGCCCGCTGTTGCTTCAAACTTGGATGCCATGGTTAGTTACCTCCGTTAATCCATGTTGGATACATTGGTGGCACGCACGATCCCGAGGTTCTTGGTTTCGTACACTTTGGTCCAGTTGCCAACCGTCTCAAGCTGAGTGCGGTTTGGGTTTGTGACCGAAGTGCTGAACTTCGAGCCGACCGGGTGATAGCAATAGTGCAAATCAATCGACATCGCGTCGCTTTTCGCGAGGATGTCACGGTCAGTTTCAGTTTGCAGTGCCAGCTGTTCACCGGAGGCGACAGCGCCTTGGGTGAAGAAGAAGGTGCTGTATTCGGTAGAAGCACCGCTGTTGACGGTGGTCACGTCATCGCTGACGATCACCCGCAAACCCATGAAAGTTGGGACAGTGGGGTTGCCAAAAGCAGCAGCGATAGAACCGCCAGATGCAGTTGCAGCACCACCATTTGCATCGCCCGCGACAACGAAATCGACAGCGCGGCGCTCAACGAGGTCGTAATAGACCTTGCTGTGCATACAAATTGCGGTCAGCTTTTCGCCTTGGTCACCCAGTTTGGCTTTGGCTTCCGCAACGTGGCGGGGAGCAAGCGCAGTCGGGGTGTCACCGGAGGCACCGTCGATGGTTAGATCAAAGAAAGCAGCGTTGCTGTCAGTCGTGTTGACAGAACCGAAGACACCACCCAAGCAAGCCAAAAGATCTTTCTGACGCTGGTTGGCAACGTAGGCGGCGATTTTTTGACCAATCGCGGCCATGGGATCGGAACCAGCTGCAAGAGCAGCAAGGTCGCGAGCCTCGAATGCACGGCCACGGTGGAGCACAACGCCCACCTGTTTGTCAGCCGTGATCTTGCCCGGAGTTAATGAGGAGCTATCAGAGAGCACCTCAAAATCTCCGGTCAGGTTTGCCGCGTAAAACGGCACCTGAACGAAATCACCCCCTTCAGAAGCATTCAGCTCAGCCATTGGTTGAACAACACCGGAGGCCAAAAAGGCGTCCAATTGTGTTGTTTGCTCAATGACGTACGGCGTGAAAATTTCGGGGATGATCAAGTCAGAGCGAAGAGTCGCCATGACAAATCCTCAGAAATGATGTTTACAGTCGGGCACGGCCCTTCAGCTCAGCACGGCTTCGCCTTGCTACAGATACTACCGCCCTTGTAAACGTCGAGCGGCCTCGGCGTTATATGAAATGCGGGCGTCACGTCCGAGCTTTGATTGAATCTCAGAAAGCACAGAAATGTTTAACCCAGGGCGACCATTGCCATCTAGAACTAAACGGCTCATTAGTTGTTCATCAAAACGAACGTTGCCATCGCTTGCCCGGCCTGCAGGTGCTCCGCTGCCCTGAGGTTTCGCGGTGATTTGCATGTACGGCTGAACATTGCGCTCCACCCACTGCGGAAAAGAAATCCGCTCGTAGCCATCAACAACGACTGGTTTGCCATCAGTTCCTGTTTCGATGTTTTTCGGATCAAGCATCCCCGCCTTAAAAATCACCGAGGGATCATGAACCAGTTGGGACAACTCCTGCGTTGCCGGAGCGATCACTTCCAGCTCACGAACGCGGGCCTCTAGTTGAGCAATGCGCTGGTCCTTTTCCGCCGACGCCTCACGGAACTGCTGCTCCAAAGCCTGTCGAGCTTCCGAGTATTTGCCTTGTGATTCAAGCTCTGTCTGCTCTGTTTTGCGTTTGAACTCAAGCAGTTCTTGAACATCAACGCCATCAGGTACAGACGTCTGGTTTTGGGCTGACTCCTTGTAATCCTTGTATTCCTTGAGAAGCTCCGCGTTTTTCCGACGCATCGCATCCAAGTCGATTTGCATCTTTTGGTGGTCAACAGCCTGCTCCACGGGAGCATTTTGTTCTTCGGACATAAATTAGCCACGGGCTAAATTGCTGCCCAAGACTAACAACAGTTCACCATTTCACCTTTTTTGCCCACCAAGCTCCGCTCATTTTGCCTCTAGCAATGTTTTTTGCGTGACGCCGCAGAAAGGACAGACGCCGAGCTTTGGCTGCTTCAGATTCGCCAGGGCGTCTAGGAGATCCAGAAACGCCCTGTTGACCGAAACGAATCAGTTTCTTTTTGTCTTTTTCCTTTGCGAGGACAACGTGGCTTTTGGTCGCATGACTTGGCGTCCGCTTTGGTTTGTTGACGCCTTTCAGGCCATAGCGTTCGAGCCTCGGGTCTTTTTTTGCCATCAGGACTTTTTCTTCCGGCGGCGGCGGTGCTGATATTTAATCTTGGCTGGTCCTTTTTTCTCCCGTTTGAACTTGGCCTTTTCAGCAGCGGTCATTTCTGCCGCTGTTTTTGGCGTTTTGGATGACACCCGTTTGGATGGCCGACAGGCTGGATATCCGTCGCGCTTCTCGCCTTTCTGCCGACCGCAGGGTTTGCCCGTTTTCACGTCAACCCATTTCTCGGCGAACCAACGCCCGAGGCCGCCCCTAGGTTTTCTTTTTTTTGCGGCCACGGCTTTGAGGTTTGGAGGATTGCGTCGTATAGGTTCCGCCGCGCTTTTTGTACTCACGAACGAGCCAGGCGTTCGCGTAAGCGCTCGGATAGACGTCGAACTTTCGCTTCGCTGCCGCTTTGACGCGGCTGTACAAAGCCTTGTCTGAAGGGACGTTGCGAGAGGCCATTACTTTTTCTTGTTGCCTTTTTTGCGCTTACCGGCGGGCTTCTGGGGTTTTTTAGGCCCCTTCATGTAACCAGGCATGGAACAAGCGCTGCTGTGCCGATCGTAGTAGGTCCTCATTCCTCTGACGAGGTTTTGGCCTTAGTTTTTTTTGCCGCTGGTTTTTTTGGAGGGCAAGCAGGAGCCTCGCTTGAATCAGAGGGTTTGAACTTGTATTTACTCGCTAGAGGAGCCATAACCACGAGATTTGAGCTGATCCAAATTTAGCGTTGATCCATCTTGTGCAACAAACTTGCGGATTGCGTTCGTTGGGCCATATTTGCGCACCAGACCATTCCACATCTGCAGCCTCTGTGGTCCTAAAACATCGCGCTTGATGTCGTCATCCTGGTCGTTGAGCCACTCCCCATAAGTTTCCCTAATCTCTGAGAACTCCTTTTCAAGGCCACGCGGCACGTTGCGAATCCTCGAGCGACACTGATAATGCTGGGGCGGAACAGGCCCTTCCTGATGCCGAAACATTTTGCCGTCTAAGGCCCTGCAGATGTCGCTTGTTTTTGTGTCCAGCGTTGCCGTGTAAATGTAATGTTTCGTTAACTCTGGGTTCTGAACCGCAATCAGCTGATCCGATGTAGAGGCCACCTGATTGACGCTGGTGCGAACGATCGCTCGGATCTGGTTGTTCGGGATAGCCGTTGCTTGCCCGCCACGGGCAATGATCGAGTCAATAGAACCGGCCTGATCTCTTTGAAGCCGCCCGCGCACTCTGCGCGTGATCGCATCAATCGACTCGCCCTGAATGATTCCGTTTCGAACGGTCAAGCTGAAAATGTCAACTTGTCGCTCTGACATGCTGCTGAACGCTTGTTTGATTGTTTGGCCGTTAGGGAGCGTTAGTTGCTGCCCAAGCGTCAACTGAAATGTCACCGGCTGAGTGCTCATCCGGACCAGGCTGTCGCTCAGATTGACAACGCCAGCGGCTGTAGGCTCTGCCGTCACGATCGCCTGAGCAAGCGTTGGGCTGATCTCAACCGTTCGCACAATGTCGGCCCGACCGGCTGGTAGCGCTCGTTGTAGCTGCCTCGTTGCAAACTCCCCTTGCAGCACTGCTAACCCCTGCAACTCCTGTTGCATTGCCAGGGTGCTACTCCCTGCCCAGGTATCTAACGACTCTTTTAGCTGAGCCAAAACTGACCGCAGTCTCGTCGCTTTTGCCGACTGATCCAGAGCATCTAAAAGCTGCAACTGCTCAACAACATCAAGCACTGCATCGTTCCAAGCGCGCACCAGCCGCAGCGAAACGCTGTTGCTGTAGCGATTCAGATCGATTGCGTTGCGAAACAGCTCTGTTAGCTCGCTCATTTGTCTTTTAGGCCCAACTCATCCGCGCCAACGATGCAGCAGATAGAAACGTCCGCGCCTTTTACCAACAGATCTTTGAGAAGCCTTCGCAAGTCGTTAGGCGTCATCCCGTCGCAAAAGCTGTAGGCCAATTCCTCAACAGATTTGACCTGTTTACCCTCAAACCAGGTAGTTCGGATAACCGCGTAAAACTCGCTCTCGAGCTGTTGTTCAGCGAAATACAGCAACTGTTTTGGCTGATCGCTGCCTCGTTTCTGACGCCGATTTATCCAGCTCATTAACTAGGAATCCTCTCGGTAGGCTCCTGCTCTGGCTCGGCGTCTGGCATCACTGCTCGCTCCTGCTGATCCGGCTGATCCATCTCAATCAATCCACCGGTTTGTGTTGCCTCTATCTCCTCGTCAACATTGAAACTGTCGCCCAGCACTTCCCCGGCCTCGAGCTGATCTAGCAGCGTTTTTTGTGTGATCGTGCCGGTTGTGTAAAGAGCAAGCAACGCTTGAATTTCCTGGGGATCGAGTCGAGTAGACAAGAAATCGCGGTTCACAAAACTCGTGCCTGCCTCCCGCTCTCGCAGATAATCAGCGTGGAACTGCAGGCAGTTGTCGATCAGATCCTGCATTTGCTGGGCGATCACCATCATGGTGCTGTCGCCTTGGCTCCGGTCGATACGTTTGGCCTCAGCTGTCTCGGCTCCGAGCTTTTGCCCAAGCACTGCAGCGAGGCCCAGGCTGTTGATCTGATCAGCGATACGGTCTAGCTGTTTGAACTGCGCGTCATAGCTTCGCCCGCCGGGTTCTATGTACTCGGCTCGCCCATCAGCCGGAAATGCAATCGCTTCTCCTGGTCCGGCGCTGACCTCCTCCGCTGCCTGCGGGAATCCATAAAACGCCAGCATCGGTACGGCACTGATGTGCAGTTGGTTTCCAAGATCTGATTGAACCTGGTAGTGCTGCAGGTTCAGCTCAGCAATGTCCGCCAGAGGCGGTGTGGACTCGAGAATGTTTGCACGATTGGAGTAAGCAACAGCGAACGGGATCTCCGAAAGGCTGGTGGTGCCTTCCTCTACAACCCTGAAGTCGCCCGCCTCATCTTTGCGATGAATCTCGAACGTGCCGGGCGTTAGTACACGGATCTGCTCTACATGTTGTTCGCCATAGTCGCCGTCAGCGACGACGATCTTTTCCATTAGACGCAACTGCGTCAGTTTTTGCTCGCCATCCCTGACTTCAGTCCTCCATCCAAGGATGTCGCGTGGCGTATACGTAACCCAATAAGGCCGACCGTTCTGCCCTGCTGCAGGAGCATCAACTAGAACGCCGACGTGGCCGTAGCGGATGCACTTACGAGCTGTTTCGTAAGCCCAAACGTTGAGGTCGTTGCCCTGCAAATCAACGTTGAACAGATGCTCTATCACCTGATCTGAAACATCAGTTAGCCGGACGGGCTTTCGCGTCAACATGCCCGCCAGCATCCGCTCGAGTCGCACGTAATAAGGCGAAAGAACGCTGCGTAGGAGTCGATTGTCATACGCCTCGTCTAACTCGCGAGGCTCCTGTGGCAGATATGTACGGTGTTTTTTCCTGATGCCGTATGTGCCTTGCAGCAGAACCTCAATCAGGAGCCAATGCGGCTCCATGTTGATCCAAGCAGTACTCGGATCGTTGACATTGGTGACAGTGCCGACGCGCTGGCGGCCAACATTTGTAAAGCCTGAATACACAGCGCAACTCCACCTGATGTCTGCAGTTTAGTAAAGCCTGATTCCTGTACCACGACCAGCACGAGCGTGCAAAGGATTGAACTCACGCCATACGAGGTACCCCAAGCTGTCGTTCATGTGGTCATACCCGCCGTCCTTGTCTGGGTCGCCTTTTTCCGTATAGCTCTGCAACTCAAGGCACTCAATCGTTCGCTTACAGCGGCTCGCTATTAGAACGCGGACCTCGCGTTTGCCGTTCTCCAGAACAGCTTGTACAGCAGCCACCCGATCACGAACGGGAGGATTTGCCCTCGGCGATTGATTGCTAAACCCATACGATTCCAGTATCTGGATGTCTGTGCGGGAAGCGTTAGTAGAACGCGAGCCACCTGAGGCGTCAGGGTAGATGTATACGCGGCGGTCCGGAAATCGCCGTTTAATTTCTTGACCCAAAGCGTCCGTATCGTGAGCACCACTGATTTCATCGATCAGCACGAGTTTGTTACCAAGACGAACACCAATTACGGCCGACATGTTGCCAATATTGAAGTCAACGCCGATGCGTAGAGGTTCGGAGCTGACGTCGGGAATGATGCTGGTTACGTGTTTCGATCGATCGAATCGGTCGTAAACTTGTCCGGTGTTGAGGTTGACGAACTCGCCGTGCAAGTACGCCTGCAACATGCTTGGGTCGTAGTTGGCCTCGAGCCGTTCGATGAAGTCTTGGGGTAAATGGGGATTATCCACCGTCCGCATTTTGATTAGCCTGCGATCGCTCCGCTGTTGGGCATCCTCTGAACCGAACGTTTTCCACATCCAACGGAAACCTTCAGGTGTTGATGCCGCAGCGAACTGACGCACGTTGCCAGCGCGCAGACGGCCCAAGATTTTGGGAAAGGCTCGTTGGCAGGTTGTTGGATTAACAGTGTCGATTTCATCCGCGAGAACGTACGCCAGGTTCAGACCGATAATCCGCGACCAGTTCTCAAAGCTCCGGCACAAAACTTTTGTGTCCGCCTGGGGTAGATGCAGGATGTACTCGGGGAGGGGCGAGGCCCGAAACGTATAGGGCACCTCGTACGCCTCGAGAAATTCCTCGAAGTCATTCATCCATATGTCACGTATAAGAGGACCGGTGGGTTCCATGACACATCCGGTGAAACCTTGGTTGGCCGCGGCCATAAACAGGGTTTTTGCTGCTAGCGCTCGCGTTTTGCCCGCCCCATAGCCAGCAGATACGCCGATAATCTGCGTCGAGCAATCGTCTACAAAAGCGCGCTGTCCTGGGTGCAGATCCTCCCGTACGCGATTCAACAGCTCCTGCATGTCGAGGTCGCGGCCATGTTCGCCGGGCCGGTTTAGTACGTAGCCCGCTGGGATGGCGTCGAGAATGGTCAATCGAAGATCCTCGCGAGACGTGCGGCTGAGTTGATGCAGCCCAGAGCAGCGTTGAGGTTGCCCTGCTTGCGCGCCTCCTTTTGCAGCGTTGCGCATTGGCTCAACAGCTCGGCCACCATCGTCTGCCGATCCATCTCCCAGTCGGCTCTCAGCAGCTCTCGGGCACGGTGGATGTACTTGTCGATTTGCCGGGCGCCGATGCCCCACTCATTTGAACCGTATTGCACGCATTCAGATCTGGTTGCGCCATTCGATAACAAACGAGCGATCCGGTTCACCCTCATCTCAACTTTGGCTCTGGTCGTGTTACTTGCCGGCATGATTTACCCCAAAACATTCCAAAACAGAACCGTTCCTTTCGACAGTTTGTGACATAGCTCCCATGCTTTCCGATCGTAGTTACCGCACGTAGGGAAAGGCGCGTCGTAGGAACAGGACCACGAGAACTGTTTGGGGTACTCGTGCAGCGTGACGTTGGACGGATACGGCTGTTTTGAGTTGCGACTTGCTAGGCCGACAACGACGCCATGGACAGGAGTTGGGTAGAACGCCTCGCCGAGACAGCGGGCCAACATCCCTGACCCCGTTGCTGCCCACACCTGTTCCACATTTCCAACCATCGATCGGACGCGGCGCATCTGTTCGATAAAAGGGTTCGAAGCCTCTGGAACATCGAAGCCGAGCGGCAGGAACAAAGCGTCGTGTTCTCGGGCGTAACGCTTGGCCTTTGCCTGCACGTTTGTCATGTAGCCGTAGGGCACCTGATAAATCGTTGCGCCATTGAGCAGCGCTTTTTTCTGGCGGACGTGCAGCTCTTTTCGTTTGGCGTAAAACAACGTGACTTTGTTGTTGGTCCGCTGCCCCCATACAGACAGTGCATAGGGAGCCCCGCCGCAGAACGGGCCGCCAAACACAACCTCTTTGCCGTCCTGCACGAGGTAAGGCAGGAACCGCATCTTCGATCCGCCAGGCACCTGGTCATCTCGGACGATCAGAAAACGATCGTGGCGGTCGATGATTGGCGTGGGCTGCCACCAACGGTCAGGCATCGATCAACCTCCTGACTTGAGAGTTGCAGGCGACATCAACAACAAGGTGAATCCGATCGCAGTCGCTGGTGTTTTTAACCGCGTGGGGCTTTCGGATATCGAGGTAAAACAATGCGCCGGCTGGGAAATGCAAACGAGTGCGATCACCTGACAGCTCCCAGCTTGAAAACTCACAGCCTTTTGCTGTTCGCAGGGGGATGTGCAAGCGGGCGATCCTGCCGTCTGCGGTGCCCGCATCTCGATCTGTGATGTCGGCATGACGAGTTAGTTCGCCATTTGATGCACGAAGGCGCATCAGCCGAACCCGCTCGAGTTTGCCTGGGATGGATTTTGCCAGGCGCCAAATCGTAGGTAGTGCCATTGCAGCGATGGTTGGAGCGCAGGCAGCCTTAAGCCGCTCGGGATTGTCCTGTTTCCAGCCTTTGCTCATCTCTCCCGGTTTGATAATGAACCCAGGATCAGAGGGATCGAAACCCTGTAGGGCGATAGCTGTCCAGCTTTTGCGTTTGTTGTACGAGCTGTAGTGCTGCTCCCATGCCGGATTGAACGCAGAGATTTCTTCGAGGCACGCCTGAATCTCGCCAGGCATCGCCCCGCATCCCAGGAGTTTCAGTGCCGGAATGTCTGAGGAGTAGAGGCCACCTTGAACGCGAGCCGTTGGGTTGGCTACCCCATGGATGTAGAGCGTTTTGATGTCAGACGATGCAGTTACCTTGGTTGCCACTGATTTAAAACCGAGGCTGATCGCGACATCTCTGATCTGGCGGTTCTCCTCGTGCAGCTCAATCCAGACAGGCCGTGGGCCGGCTTTGTCCATCAGTTTGGTGACAAGCCTGCTGAGATCTGCAGGGTTGCCAGCGAGGGCGCGAATCTGCAGATCACCTTTGTGGATGCTGATCGGCCGCTGAGCGAAGTCGCTCTGAGAGCTGGCAACCTTGGCGACGCGGAACATTGCAACGGCTGCAATCTCGTTAGTGTCAGGTGAGCGAGTCCAAGCCAACTGACCCTCTTTCATCGCGGTAGCGATGTCGCGTTCTTTTGGCAGGCCGAACGCTCCGTAGCAGTGCGGCTTGAAATCGCGAGCAAAAACTACGGCGAGCTGTTTTAGGAACGCGAGGTCGTAACCAAGCGCCCAAGCCGGTGCATCGCTCAAAGCTCACCTCCGATGGAATCAGCGGTCAGTTTCTCGCCGTACTCAGTGCTCTCAGCTACGGGGCCGTGCTCTGCGGGCTGCTCTTCGACCTCTGCGAAATCGCATTCGCCGCAAGCGGCCACGGCTTTGCGGGCATCGCCTTTGAGGAACACGAGAACGTTCTGGTGGGTTTTGCCCAGCTTGCGGGTGCTAGCAAACGTGCGGCCGGCCCTGATCGGCAGGGTGCCGACGGGAGTGATGAGGATCGCCTCGTTGTAGTAGCTGAGCCCTGCATCGGTGAACGCTTTGATGGTGTCGCCAACAAAGTTGTAATAGTTGCCCTTTTTGTCGCGTACGTCGCCAACGATGAAACAGGCGAAGGCGTTGTCTTTCAGGAGGCTGCAGGATTTAGCAATAATTTCCCGGTAGCTCTCAACGAACTGGTCATAGGGGAGGGTGGACAAATCCTTTGGATCGTCGCTGTAAACCTCGAGATCTGCGTAGGGAGGACAGGAGAAGATCATGTCGGCCTGCAGGCCCTCGCAAACCCGGTCGATGTTGCGGGAGTCGCTGCAGTACCAAATCGGCGGGTTGTCCGGGGTGATCTCTGCGCCCTGGGCGCGGTTGGCTTCGACCTGTTCAGCCCGAAGATCGCAGCCGATGTACTGCCGACCTGATTTCAGGGCAACGATGCCGCGGACTGATCCGCCAGCGAACGGATCGAGGATGACGCCATCTGGGGGAGAGAACCAGCGGTAAGCCAGCTCAGCCAGGACAGGGTCGAAAATCGAGGTGCCTGCACCGATCTGAGAGCCAGAGTCGAGGAACTCGGCGACGATTTGCTCGTCGCTCATGCCTGCGTTTTTCTTTTGGTAGTAGCCGGGGATTTTGGCGTTGATGCCGCCGTAGCCTGCGCCGCCTCCAGCCTGCAGGGCCTCCTTTAGCTGGCGCAACTGCTCATCAGGCTGAAGCACTGTCTCGGACATGCCGAGGAGATTGCCCTCTCGACCGACCTCTGACTGGATGCCGAGATCCAGCCACTGTCGTTTGCGCTCCTGCCACCAACCCTCACGAGCGTTGAGGATTGAGAACGGAGCAATGCCGAAACGATCTGCAAGCTTTGCGCCGGGCTGGGCTGTTTCTGCCTCAATCGAATCGTCAATAGCCTCATCAAACGCCGCGAGGTCTTCCGCCTCTGCGAGGCCGGTTAGATCTGCATCGGAGAACCAAGGGCTGATGTCATGCTCATCAGAGAGGCGGTTCAACATCTCCTGATCCCAGGTAGAGAGATCAGACGTGCGGTTATCAGCGAGGGCGAGGCCGACTTTTTGCTCCTCGGATAAACCAGTGCGGCGCACCGCGATGATTTCGTCGCCCTCTGTTTCGATAACTCGAATGTTGCTGATGCCTGCAGCCTTAGCGCCCTCGACAGTGCCGTTGCCGGCAAGGATGCGATTTTCTTCGTCGATAACGATGGAGCGAGCGGCGCCGTAGCGCTGTAGGGACTCTTTGATTAGTTCAGAGGATCGATCTGTGCGTTTCCGTGCATTTTTATGATCAGACTTCAGGCTGTTGATTGAATCCACAAGGATTGTTTCGCTGACGCCACGTTACCTGCAGCTGCAAAGTTTTTGCATTTATCAGATGTTGGGAGTCAACAAAGCCAACCAGATCATCGATTTGGATACGGATAACGCCGGTGTTTAGCACCCTGATTTTTGGATTTGGCGTAGGCGTCTCGAAGTCGGCGTTCATAGTCGAGGAAAGTTTTGTGATCGTTGCTGTTTTGTTGTACGAAGCTGACAACCTGCTCGTGCTCACGTTTGGCCTCATTCAAGGATGTGTAGAACGCGTCGTAATCCGGGAGGATGCGACCCTGAGTTCCAACAATTTTGGTATAGCCGCAGCGGATAACAAGAGCAGCTTTTCGGAGCTTGGCTGACATTTTGACTTGAGCAATCAGATCTGTGCCGTGGAGGCGTTTGTGGTAAATATCTGAGGTCATGCTTTAAAGCCTCTGTTATGACCGGGTCGAGCGGTCAGCATGTCGCGCTCTTTTTCCCACTGCTCAGCAGTCAAGGGAATACGAGCGTTGCTCTCGTGCCCAAAGTTGATTACAGCAACGCCAACGATGGGCACGTCGAGAACTTTTCCACGTGTTTCAGCCTCCTGCAAAAACATGTCGATCTCGTATAAATCCTCGTAAAGCCTGCGTTTAAACATCTTGATCCCTGATTTTTTGATGAACTTCAAGTCTCGTTTGACAATCTGAACAGCAAACTCAGCGATTTCTGGATGCAGTCGGGCAGCTTTTGAGATTCCGTCTTTTGAGACAGAGGTGGTCCAAGATTCTTGAGTCATAAAAAAAGATTTGAATTGTGATGTCGGGGGATGGATCGCGCTGTTTTAATCGCGCCCTGCTTTTCCCGTTTTGCACATTGGGTGTTGTATGGCTTTCAGCCCGAAGGCGTCAGGCTCCCCGACAGCTGCAGGTTAATCATCCGATTTAGGGGCAGGTTTGACATGGACAATTTGCCCGTCAATCAAAAAATCGCGCTCTACGTTTGGTGTTGTAAACCATGCGGGATAACTTCCAGTTGCAATAGCCTCTTCACGTTGTTGCTCCAACTCTTGTTGTCGATATTCTTCTTGTTTATCGAGGACAACCTTTGATTGGCGAGCATCGTTGACTTGCAACTCATCTAGGGACTCGACCCACGGAGGATCTGCGCCCTCTTCTAAATCAACAAGCCAAGGGCTGTACATGTCCATATCGCCGGCAAAAGCTACTTGTCCATAGCCGTCAGGCACTACTGAACCGTTGTAGTTATACCCCCAAGAAAACTCTTGCCAAGGGAGGTTGTTAAAGGCGTGGTAGCCAGACCAATAGTCTTCGTAGTTTTCTGTTTTAAGTGCCTTGAGGTTTTGGTTGATGGTTTCAAACTCTTCACGATCGATTACGACCTGTTGAAGCTCGAGCCGGTAGCGATAGAGGGTGACTTTTTCGTACGGTTTCATTTCAGTCCCAAGTGTTGTGATACTGAGGGCGTCCATTCCAGATTGAGTAGGACTTGATGTTGTCAGAGATGAACTGACAGCCATCGCAACTGTGCTGGATCTTTTTACGAAAGACCATGCTGTCGGCTGCTTTAAAGTCGAGGCTGGGCTCAGCGGTGCCGTCTCCTTTGCCGTCGTCGTTTTTGACATGGCGGCCGATAGGGCGGAGCCAGACGTTTGATTTGGTCATTCGATCGACGAGGTAAAACTCGACGATGGTCATGTTGTAGCCATAGCTCGAGCAAACGATCTGTCCGATCTCGAACTGTTTGGTCTGGTGGATGGAGGGGCAGGCGGTCATGAGTTGGATTCCGGCAGGTTTTCGTAGGTGGTCAGGATGAACTCGAGAGCAGGGAGGACGTCGTCTTCGATGCTGGCGAGGATGTCGAGGGGGATCTCGAGATATTCAGTGCGGGCGGCGCGCTCGAGGCGTTGCCGCATGAGGGAACAGAGCTGAATGGTGTCCATGCTGTCGATGTTCATGCCCAGATCTCGTCGGGGGTTGCCTCGATGGTCAGGGTGAGTCCAGCAGCAGCAGCCTCTTCGAGGCGTTTGGTGCGCTGCTCATCGGTGTAGAGCAAGTCGTCCCAGATCACCTCGTTGGTAGCGGGGTTGATGGCTTCGCAGTAGTAGGCCAGCTCAGGCTGTTGGTCTTGGGGCTGTTGCTCCTCAAGCCATTCTTGGAGAGCGAGTGAGGCGTGGTGATAATCCATGAACAGAGCTGTCTCCAGCTGTAGGGGGGGCGTCGGGGATCGCCTCCGTGATTGAATATTGGCATATGGCGCGCCATAGCGCAAGGCCCCCGAAGGGGCCCGATTTATCAGAGTGTGTAGGCAGGGGCCGGGCTATAAACGGTCACCAATCCTGATAGCTCGATGTTGTGGATATCGCCTGGCTGCGTGCCCCAACAGGTGAATTCACGAATCCTCCAGCCGGGGTAACGATCGGCGGCCTCCTCAGGCGAGGAAAAGCTGGCGTCGTTGCAGCCATCGGCGAACGGGCCTCGGGGCAGCTCTGGCGCGTAAAACACGCCTGTTTTTTGAAATTTGATCATGAACAGAGCTGTCTCCAGCTATGGGCACCACGAATCTAAAGCATGGCGCGCCAGATGGCAAGCCCTAGAAATCGAACGGATCCACCCCATCTAGGTGAGCCGGAAATGCAGAGCCCCGGCAGGAACGGATGTCCAGATCAGGCCGCTGATTCCTGAACTGGATCGTGGGCGTGCCCAGCTTTGAGATCGTGATCGACAACGGATTGCTGGCGTCATGTACAACCCAACCGTTGCTCCACTCGCCGCCGCAAAAACGCTCTACAGGGTCGCCATCAGACAGAGGTGATAAACCCTCAGAGGCAGGGTGATTAACCTCCCCTCCCCCAGAACCCCGATAAGAACGTGATAAAGGTGATAAACCTCTTAGTTCCTGGGTGCGCGCGTGCGTGAGAGTGAGAGCATCGTCAGGGTTTTTCACCTTTATCACGTTTATCTGCCCTTCAGCGGGGAGGGGGTTGATTGGCGCAAACAAGGCCGCTGGGCGGCCACCCTCTGCTCCGGTATCTGCTTGCCCGACCTGATGCACCAGCCCCTTTCTATTGAGCGTTCTGAGGCATCGGTGCATTTTGTTGGCCTCGAGGTTGAATCGGCGCGCCAGCTCAGCAACGGTGCAAGGAAACTGACCAATCATCCACCGCTCGTTGATGTAATCAAAAACATCAGCCGATCGGCCCTGCAGATCGTCCGCCGCCTCCTGCAGCGCCTCGCCCTGAAGCACAGCCTCACCATCGCCGTGATGGATCCAGCCATCATCGTGCAGCTCAATCAGCAGCGTCGAGCCTTTGGCCCGCCCCTGCGTTTTTAAGATGACGCGGTGATCCTGCTGAGTCTGGCCCTCGGCTGGCTGCCGGAACCAGTTCATCAGAATCGTCAGGCTCGCCGCGGCCGGGAGGGCGTTTGATCCTCGAGAGGCGTTGGTTGCGTTGCCGCCCGCCACTGATTTGTTGGTGTGATGGATCATCGCCAGCGTGGCTTGATGAGGCGCTAGGGCATGAGCGAGATCGCGGGCCGGGCCATCAAATGCACTTGTAGCCTCATCAACTCCGAGCGGGCTGATGCAAGCGTGGTAGCTATCGACGAGGAACAGCGATCGGGGGTGCTGCTCAGCGATGGAGCCGAGGTGCGCGATGCCCTCGGCCGTCAGATGAAGCGGCGCGCCGGTATGCCAGAGCATCTCAACCGGACCGCCGAGCCCGCCATCCGCAGCCACGAGGCCCTCCCGCTCAAACAGCGTGTGCCAATCGTTCTCTGGTTGGTCAGTCCCAACGATGAAAACCTTGGGGCATGGACCATGTAGCGGTTGGCCTAGGTATGTCGCATCGCCTCGCCACCAAGCTCCGATCATGCCAACCATCAGCGCAGATTTACCAACCTTTGGCGGGGCCACCAGCAGATTGAATGTCCCGGCCATGATTACGCCCTCCCATGCCCAAGGCGTAGGAGTGGTGTCCATCCGCTCGCCTTTCATGCGAGGAATAGTCACGCCGCTTATCTCGCCGCGTGCGCGAGCTAGGTATATCGCCGCAGTTCGCTCACTGATCGGACAGCCCAGCTCCTCAGCCATGAGCCGCAGCCGCTGGCTTTGGAGAAACTGATCAGGCTCATCAGAGATGACTGCGGTGGCGGCCTGCTGAACGTCGCGGAGGAGGGCTCTGTGATCGTTGAGCGCCTCCGGGCGCACGTAGCTCTTTGAGTCGTCGGGTGTAAAAACCATCCTTCGCTTTTGAGGGAGAAAACAGGGTGTGATTGGTATAGATGCGAAGGCGCTCTAACTCCCGAAACGCAGCCAGCTCGTCGCTTGACCGGTAGGGATGGGCTGCATCAAACGCGTCGAGCGCTTCATTAGAACGCTGCCGCTGCATTTTTGAGTAGTAGCCGGCCTGAGCTAGCTCGTCATCAAACTCGGATTGGAGCCCGTAGGGCACCCACTGAAGCAGCTCGTAGGCTCGCCGCTCAATGTCATCTTTAGTCACGATCAATCGGCTCGGGCTCCTGAGCAATAGCTCGTTGCAGCAGGAAGTTCACCCATGAAACCCTGGTTTGACCGATTGGCTTTTTCCGATGCAGCTCCTGCAAAACGCGCGGGTCAATCACAACGCGATATTCGCCGTGCGGGTCAATAATTTCTCCTGGCTGGGCATGAGCGGGGCCTGTGATGGGCATTAGCAGGGGTTGATTCAGGCCCTGACTCTGCCATTGTTAGCCGGACATGCAACCCCAAATTGCTCGACCCGATTCCTGAACTGAACCTCGACGAGGTGCATCACCGCTACAGCCTTCGAGGTAATCTCCTCGCCCGTTCTGTTTCGGAGGTCGTCGGCTATCAGCTGACGGACATCCAGCGCGCAGGGATGGAGCGTTACAAAAACGGCCCCAAGGGCTGGGCGGCACGAGGCCAAGCCATTCACAAAGTCCTCGAGCATCATCTTCGTGATGAACCATGCGTGCATGACGAAATGTGGGAGCCATGGATCACCCCATTATTGGAGGAGGCGCTGTTCAGCCGAATGTGGCTCCATGCCTGCGAGTACAGGCTGGTAGACGAGGATCGCTCGATGGGCGGCAGCTTTGATTTTTTAGTTGAACAGCAGGAGCAGGGAGTGCCGAGAGGTAAAGGACTGATGGTTTTAGGAGATCTCAAAACTGTTTCATCAACCCAAGCGCTAAAAAGACGCAAGCCGGCCACTGCCCAACTCGGTGCGTATCTAGGGATGCTGCAACAGCACCACCCTGATCTGCGCGTCGATCAATGCGTCACAGTGGTTTCTGGCCCGGATGGCTGCCGCGTAATCCGAGAGGATCCCACAGATTGCCTAGCCGCATGGGAAGACGTGTGGGCTCGCTATGAACTCGACCAACCTGATTTCTAATGAACTGCCCAAGCTGCAACGCCACGCTGATCTGCGTCCTTGAGTCGCGCCATACAGGCAAAAACGTCATTAGCCGCAAGCGTCAATGCAAAATATGCGGTTATAAATGGCCTACAGCTGAAATCACCTGCCCTCCCATCGCATCAGTGGCAGGCAGGCACTGGGGATCATTCAAGGTCCGTGACGAGCTAGTGGATGAGCTGGAGGCAACGGCGGGAATGTACCGCCCCTCCTTCGCTTGCCATGGCGCGCCATAAGAGCTAATGTCCGATTGCCGGCGACGGCACTGTTTGCCTGAATCAAATGACTGCATCCGAAAGGCTGTATCAAGCCATCCGCATCCGCAAAGCTCTACATGAGCTGATGACGGTTGAGGAGGCCGACAGCCACGGCGGAATCTACGAGCACCTCGATGATTTCATCCGCGACATCACCCACGACATTGAGGACAACATCTCACCTTTGTAACTCATGGATCACGCCGACCTGCCGTTGTTCAATCATCCAACGGCACCCCATAACGGCACCGACACCAGTCGCGACGCTGCTGAAAGCATCCGCTTTCAGATCAACGGCATGTGCCGAGATGTTCTCGAAATAATCCGCGAGTGCCGTTTAGGGCTCACGTGCGAACAAATCGAGCAACTGTTGGAAATGAAACATCAGACCGCAAGCGCTCGACTCCGCGATCTGATGGAGATGCACCCGTCTCCTCTCGAGTTTCGACTAGATGAAAAAACTGGCAAGCCCCAGCGGCGCGTCAATTCATCCGGTCGAACTGCCCGTATCTATTTCGCCAAATGACACAGCCCCTCGATCACAAACTGCAGCGCGAGTTCGTTGAAAACGACGACGGCTACAAGCTCGTCCAAGAGCGTCATAACAAAATGCACTCAGCGGCTTGGTCCGCAAAAATGGAGGTGCTGCATGAGCTGCGTAAAATCAATCACCTGCTTTTAGCTTTCGACTTATGCGTCGAAAAAGCATGGGAGCACGAAGATGTTGAAGAAGACGGAGAGCTGGACAAACAGCTGAGACGACTCACGCCTGACAGCAGTGAGGTTTGGTTCGGCCAGTACAACGCCGCGGCCGATTTAATAAAGAATCAGGGCGTTGAGCAGTGCAAGGCTGTTCTGATGCAAGTCCACCTCGCGGAAAAGCTGCAGAAGGAAGCCTCCTCTCATTGCAACAGTCTCACCGCTGCGCGAGAGGAAGCGGAAAAGCGCTACCGCGCATCTCTGGAGCCAGTCAAACGCGGCCCCGGCCGCCCCAAAAAGGAAAGTCAGCCTGAATGAATAGCTTCACGTTTATCGTTCCCGGCGTCCCGGCTCCTCAAGGCAGCAAAACCTACAAGGGCCGCGGCGTCATGCTCGAGGCCAGCTCTCGGACAAAACCATGGCGATCAGACGTAAAGTTCGCCGCTGAGGAGGCATTGCATACCCTGCCATGGCGCGCCATAATGCCAATGCAGGTGGAAGCCACCTTTGTTTTCAGGCGCCCAAACAGCCATCACGTCGCAGGCGATCCCGCCCGCGAGCTGAAAGCAAACGCACCCAAATACTCGGTCAAGCGCATCGGAGACCTCGACAAACTCTGTCGAGCGATCTGCGACGCGCTGACTGGGGTGGCCTATGACGACGACTCTCAGGTTGTCAGCCTTATCGCCCACCGCCGCTACTCAAACCCTGATGAACGACCCTGTGCAATTATCACCGTCACAGCCCTTGAGTGATCTCGCTGCTGCTCTCATTGAGTTTCAGAAAGCTGTCCCTACTATCCACGACAACGACAACAGCTATCACGGCAGTTTCGCCAACCTGCCCGGCATCCTCTCCACCATCGGCCCTGCTCTCCGGGCGAACGGCCTCGCCGTTTCGCAGCTTCCAGAGCAGATCGACGGCGACCCTGGGCTTCGCACCACGTTGATGCACGTCAGCGGTCAGCAGATCTCGTCTGTTACGCCGCTCTCGATCAACGCTGGAAAAAACGGCACCCAAGAGTGGGGCAAAGCCATGACTTACACCCGGCGTTACGCCTTGCAGGCTGTGCTCGGCCTCTGCGTTGGCATCGAAGACAACGATGCTGATCTGGAGCCCTCCGCCCCGCCAGTTCGAAGTGGCAAATCTGAGCCAACCGCGGCCAAAGTCTCAGAGGATCTCACCCAAAAAGAAAAGGATCTGTGCATCGGCATGATCGCGCAGATCGCAAAAGCCACCGCAGACGGCGGGATGGGCGACAAAGCTGCTCAGAAAGAACTCTGCGAGTCTTTCCGCTCTCAGTTCAAGATCACCGCAGTCAAAGTTTCTGATGGCATCCAAAAGCAAAAGCACAAAGATTGGATTGAGGAACAGGTGAAACTGATCGAAAACGAGTTCATCAAAAAACAAGCTAAGAAATGACCAGTGAGAAGACCCCGCAAGCGCTCTCCGACGACAAACGGCGAAACAACCAGTTCTCTGTGCGGCTGGATTCCGATACAGCCGCCATGCTCCATCACTTCATGGAAAGCAGAAGTTACAGCGCCAATGAGGCGCTAAAGATCATCGTTACTCTCTTTTTTAAAGGACACACCAATGCCTGATTTTTCGATTGGATTTGCTCAGTTCACTACTCTCGAGGAGGAAAAACGCACCGAGAAAAGCCCAGACGTCACCGGATCAATCGAGGTCTTGGAGGAGGATGTCGCGGATCTGATTAATCACCTGCAGACCGCAGACCGCGAGACCAACTACCGGGATGAAACTGTTGTTCGGCTACGCCTCGCCGGCTGGAACGGCACGTTCAAAAACCGAAACGGCGAGTTTCGCCCGATGCTAAAAGGCAAGCTCAGCGGCCCCTATAAGCCCGAGAACAAACCGGCCGCTGTTGCTGCTCCAAGCAGCATCGACATCGACTTCTGATCAGCGGGGCATCAAGCGTGCAGGATCGGAAACGACTGCGGGGGTTGGGATCCCTTTGACGCGCTTCGTGTAAGTCCTTTAAACCCGCTCGATGAACGCAATGTGCTCTACAGCCTGTTTCAGCAACTTGCCCTGATGCCACAGCTGTCGGGCCATGGCGACAGATAACTGCGATAGCACGTCAATGTTTTCGCAATCCTCGATCTCTCTAATACTGCGCTCGAGGGTCAACTCTTCTTCAAGACTTTGCTCAATGACCATCCACTGCATTGATGGATCGTAAGGCCCGTTTTTCGTAGGCATACGGCTCCTCTGTCTTAAATCGTATGTAATCACCAATAGCGGGAACTAACCAGTTCTGCACTGGCAAACAAGCCTGCCAATTTACGGGTTGAACACAGTTCATCACGACTGTCGTCCAAAACGCGCTGACATAAGTCCAGCTCATCGGTCGACAAAAATGCCCCACCCAGACGCTTCACCCTCGATCAAAAATCGTTGATAGAACGCGGGCCGCGACATCCTCACTAGCTCTCCTGATTTTCGGATGTCATGTCCGCCACGATGCATGTCGGGTCTGCCCATTGGATCCATCGCAATAAATTCGTCTTTGTTATACCCAACAATTACGCTCCAATGACCACATCCGTTGCTGTCACAAACGGCAGGTTTGCCTTCGGTGAAATCTCCGCGATGAAGCCAACCAACCATCAACGGTCTTCCGGCGTCAATCTCAATCTCAATGTCCTCCACTCTTATGTTCTTGCGAAACTCAGCGTCTAAACCAAGAGCCCTCAACGCAGAAACCTGGGCGTGAACTTCAGTCGTATCGCCATGCTTTCTACGAAGTTGACGGTAAGAGCCTTGGCTCTCTACAGCTCGATGAAACGCAGCAACCATTGCAGCCGCTGCATCAAAACATTCTCTGTAGCCGTAACCAGTGTGGCTGTCTAACTGGCTGTAATACGGAACTCCGTAAACCTGCTGGCTACGGCCTGTGGTTTTCCAAGTTTGAAACCACCCCGCATCTTCGTCCAACAGGTTTTGATCTAGAAGCGAGTCTTCTAGTTCTTTAATCGCTGCCATCTGGTGCGGTGTTTCACGAAACCACCTGAAGAAGGGCAGCAGACTCAACGGCACAGCAACGCTCGACAACAAAACTACCGTGATAATGCCGGAGAACATGGTGTGTGCCTAGCTGCAAAACCGGTCAGAAACATTGCGCCGCTACCAAACACGACAATCGAGACGCTAATCACGACAGCTAATACGGATGGCATAAAGCTATTTTTCTACCCTTTCGGTCGGGAACAACAAGTTTTTCAAATAGGCGCAGGCCACATCGTCTAGCTCGTTGTCAGTTTGCTCGCTGAGCTTTACCAGACAATCAAGCACTAGCTGTTTTACGGCCTTTGATTTGATGAATCCGAACAGGATTGGCTTTAGTAGTAAAACCATGAGATCACTGTATGTCCATTTACTCTAATTCCTGTTGGCGTGTCCCTCAAGTCTCGCCACATCTTGTTCGAGCGTTGATATTCGTTGGAATAGCTCCTGGTCTCTAACCCTCAGATCAGCGTGAAGCACATCCATTCGGTTGGCTAAATTATCGACAGCACTCGTGAGGCGCACCAAGGAATCCCTCCCATGCTGGGTTTCGCGGTTGGCTGTTTTAAAGCTGGAGGCAACAACCCCCGCACTAGCACCCGCCACAGCGGCCCAGATTTCCACCACCATTCGACCCATAGCTTGAGTTCATCATGGCAGAAACACCGCAGGCCAAGTCAGAAGAACAAGAGGATCAGGGTCATTCCTGGCTGGGCGATGTTGTCCGCGTAACCATTTTGCTGTGGTCCATGGGAATACTGACTGCGAACTACTTGGGCATCTTTTCCCAATCTGTCGATCCAACTTTCCCGGCGTCTTTGCTTACGGGTACGGCGGCTTCTTATTCGCCAGCACTCGGCAAACTGGGCAAAAAAAAGAAGGAGGACAGCAGCGTTAT